TTCGTAACGAGAAAGATTGGAATGATTCAGTCAAGCATGCCAAAGACATGAAGTGGATTCGTGTGGAGTAATTAGATGGCCACAGTAAGAAGAATCAGGCCTAAGCTCAGTCTAAAGAATATTAAATTTAAGAATCCACAGTTTAATGTTGAATGGAATGAAATTAGTGGAGCGAAGCGTGGTGAGCAAACTACCCTTGATGATTTTAAAGACCTAGGTAAATCCAAATGGATTGCTCTTGCTAAAAAAGGTAGAATGGTAAAATACAGTATCTCTCAGGCTAAAAAAATAGAGAATACTGATGCTGGAAATCCAAAGGCCTTTCACAAATTACTGCCGATAAAACAGGAAAGATCAGTTAAACAAATTTTTGAAGGTGTAGTTGAATTATCTATTGTTGCAAACTGGTCAGATGGATATAAGTTTCTGATAGGTGGAAATACAAGACTTACAGCAATGATGAACATATTCGGAGAAGGTTATGCTTGGCAATTCAATGTTCCCGATGTATTGGAGTAATTAGATGGCTGGTGAATTAAATTGGACAGATTTTACAGAGAAAAATCCTTTAAAGGGTGATGAAAAAAAAGTTTTAGATAATATTCTAAAAGTAATAGATACTTCTGTAGAGGTTATTAACACTAATGGTAAGTTAGCTTTTAAAGGTGGAGTAAAAAAATCTTCTTCAGGTATATACGAAATAAAACTTGGTATAACAAATTATCTACTTGCCCGAAAGAAAATTACTGGTAAGACAGCCGATATTAAAAGTTTAAAAACAAAAGCTGCGAAATATAAAGTACCAGGTGTTAAAACTCTAATGAGTTATATGGAGCCAACCACACAGAATCAATTTGAAATTTATTTTTGGGAAAAGAAAGGTAAAGTGACCAAACCTTTTACAATACTTCGTATATCATATACTGGAACTGCATGGAAACCTCCAGTATCGGCAGGGGCCAGAACTAGTTTGACTACAGAAGAACAAGAAGCTATATCATTAGAAATTATTAAAGAAGTAGCATCTGGTTCAACGCCTAGATGGAAAACATTTAAAGAGATGTATAAAAAGAGTAAGATTCTTAAAAAGATACATCCTAATTTGATGGCTACTGGTGATTGGTGGCCACACTTTGAAACTCAGTTTCAATATATTGATAAGTTATCAGAGTTTCCATCAGCATCATATAATACCTTTTCTCATACAAAAGGATTTATGCAATTTATATCTAAGTTAGTAACAACAGGATCTGCTCCCGGTGAAGGAGGTGCATTTAAAGAGTTTGCAAAATTTGCTGAAAAAGATTCTTGGAATCCGGCAGATGTTTGGTTAATTACAAAACAAACTAAACCTAGATTTGATAATCCAGATAAAAGAAATCCTGGTATTAAACAATTACTTTTACAAGCTCTCTCGACTAAAGAAATTAATATGATTTTGAGAAAAGCTTATGAAAAAAGAGTTATTGTTGGTATATCTTTAAAAAAGAATTTGGGATATACAAAAAAAGAAGCCAAACCACAACCTGGCAGATTAAAATTTGAAAGAGTAAATTTAGAGAAAAAAGTTGGTGAACAGAAACTGCCTGTATTGAAATGGATTGGTATTAAGTTTGATCCAAGCTTTGATAAAAAGAAAGGTGCGTTTACTTCAAAAACATCATATCTTTATTTTCAATATGGTAGTAGAAATTTTTCTTTGGAATTTAAATCGAATCAAGGTAATAAAGAAGTAGATATTACATATGAATTTAGTGAGTCGGGATCTAAAGCACAATTAGGAAAAGTACCAAAAGATCGTTTTACAACTGGAATGAGGAAGTTGATTAGTAGAGATTATCCTCACCATGATGATTATCGTGATTTTGATGCTGGAAAATTTCAAACGAAATTTAATAAAATTCAAAGTAGTAAAATTTTAAAAGCACCAACGGCTGATTGGATCAAAAAATTTGGAACATGGTGGAATACTGGTGATGGAGATGCAAATATTGATTGGGCTACCAAAACTAAATTAAGTGATGGTAAAACTAATGCTTCTGCGTTTGTTGCGAATATGGAAAAAACATGGGAAAATGAAAAAGGTAGGGGTGGAAGTAAGAGAATTACTTATGATTTTAAATCTTATAAAAATATAATTATGTATCAGATGTTTGATTTTCTCTATTGTGTGGCTTTGATGCATGGTAAAGGTAGTAATAAAATGAAAAGATACCTTTCTGATTTGTTCTATTTTGCACAGAAAAAAGGACAGAAATGGAGTTTCGGTCCTTTTGGAAAATTATACTAAAAGTCTTATAAATATGAGGGAGAGATTATGCAACAAATTAAAGATAACAAAACAGAGCGAATTAAGCATGTGACTTCAATTGGTGATTCCTCACGGAGTCGGCCTAAAAACAAGCATAAAAGAAGAAGCTGGAAACGATATAGGGGACAAGGAAAGTAAATGGCAATTTACACAAAACCACTTTCTACACATACCAGAGGTTGGGCTGATCTGGACTTGGATTTTGCTAAACATCCTGTAACAAAAGATATAGTTAGAAAGACAGATGTAGAAGCTGTCAAACGATCTGTTAGAAATCTCATCAGAACTAATAGATACGAAAAGCATTTTCATCCAGAGATTGATGGAGGAGTAACTCGTCATTTGTTTGGATTGTCTACAGCTCATACGAAACATGATATTGAATTGGCAATTAGAACTTGTTTGAAAAATTTTGAATCTCGGGTTGAGGTAAATGATATTCGTATATCAGGAGATTTGGATAGGAATGGATTTAATGTTTCTATATATTTTACAGTAGTTAATTCACCCGAGCCAATTGAAGTTTCATTATTCTTAGAGAGGATAAGATAAATGGCAAGTAATAAAATATCAGTCACAGATTTAGAATTTGATTCTATTAAATCAAATTTAAAAAATTATCTATCTGCACAAACACAATTTCAAGATTATGATTTTGAGGGAAGTGGTATGGATGTCTTGTTGGATGTTCTTGCATATAATACTCATTACATGGGTTATTATGCAAACATGATAGGAAACGAAATGTTTATGGATTCTGCTTCACTTAGAGAGTCTGTTGTTTCTCACGCAAAACATTTAAATGTTATTCCAACATCTGTTACTGCACCAACAGCTTATTTGAATATGACATTCACACCAACTGGTTCTCCTCTTTCTCTTACGATTGCAAAAAATACAAAGTTCACAACAAGTATTAGTGCTACTAGTTATACTTTTACAACGACCGCTGCTACAACAATTACTCCTGCTGCTGGTGTTTATTCAGTTACGAATCTTGCAATCAAAGAAGGTAAAATTCTTGGTAAATCATATACAGTTGATTTAGCCAATACGACTCAACGATTTATTATTCCAAATTCAAATGTTGATACATCTACGATAGCAGTTACAGTTCAAAATTCTTCAAGTGATTCAACAGTAGCTACTTGGGCTGATGGTAATTCTTTGGATGTAACAACAATTACTTCTTCTCAAAAAGTTTATTTTTTACAAGAAGTTGAAGAAGGAAAATATGAACTTATTTTTGGAGATGGAGCAGTTGGTAAACAATTATCAGATGGTAATATTATTTTTATTGAGTATTTGATTACTGGTGGTCTTACTTCAAATAAAGCAAGTTCATTTACGGCAGTTGGTTCTGTCGCTGGTTTATCATCTGCTAATTATACATTGACAGTTGCGTCAGTAGCTTCTGGTGGAGCAGCTGCAGAGTCTATTAATTCTTTAAAGAATAATGCCCCTAAATTATATCAAGCACAGAAACGTGCAACGACTAAAGATGATTATAAAGCAATCTTATTGAAAGAAAGAAATGATATAAATTCTATTACTGTTTATGGTGGTGAAGATGCAAGTCCACCTGTTTATGGTAAAGTATATATAGCTATTAAACCAGCTGGAAATACATCATATAGTAATACAGCAAAAGATGATATAAAATCTGCTATACTTAAAAAATCAAATGTTGTTACAGTTATACCAGAGATTGTAGATCCTATTTTTTATTATCTTCTTATTACTACAACAGTTAATTATGATCCTGTTACTTTATTGACAAGTGAAAATACTTTAAAATCAGCAATTGATACTTCTATCAGAGATTATTTTACTACTGATTTACAGAAATTTGACCAGAAGTTTCGATACTCAGTTTTAACCAAGAAAATAGATAATACAGATAGTGCAATTAGAAATAGTAAAACATCTATTGAATATCAGATGTGGATAACACCAGTAACATTAGCAACAGTTTCATCTTATACTATGGAATTTAATAATCCTGTAACTAAGGGAAGTTTATCTAGTACATCATTTACTGCTAGTGATGGTTATACATATTCTTTAGTTGATGATAGTGCAGGCCTTGTTAAAAATGCAAGAACAACTTCTGGTGTAGTAGATAGTCCGGCAGTATATTTTACATTACCATCGGGTTCGACTACACAGGGAACAATAGATTATACTACTGGAAAAATTGTATTGAGTAATTATAATCCATATGCTATTACTGATGGAACAACAAGTATTAGGATGAATGTAACACCATCTACTAATAATCAAGATATTACTCCTTTGAGAGAACAAATATTAACAGTTGACTCGACTGATTCAACGGCAATCACAGTTAATATGGTTGCAGAAACAATAATCTAATATGGCAACAGTATCACCAAATCATCCTATACATCCTTCGTTTCATGAACGGATTTCTGTTCGTGTAGAAGGACAGTTACCAGATTTTGTAAAACAAGATCATGCTACATTTGTAGCTTTCTTGGAAGCTTATTATGAATATATGGAACAAACTGGTAAGCCGTATGAGATTGTTGGTAATCTTAGAAATTATTTTAATATTGATAAAACAGTTGATAGTTTTTTACAATATTTTAAAAAACAGTTTGGTAAAGATGTTCCAGAAGCAATCTTTGCCAATGCCAATAAACCACAAACATTAAAACATCTCAGAGATTTCTATCGTTCTAAAGGAAGTGAAAAATCGTTTCAATTTCTTTTTCGTTTACTCTATAAAGAGGAGATTGAGTTTTATTATCCTTCGACTGATATGCTTCGTGTATCAGATGGGCGATATACTAAAGACAAGGTTTTAAGATGTGTTGATACAAGTGGTACTTCAGCTATTTTTGATCTTATGGGTGCGACAATTACTGGTGGAACTTCTACTGCTACGGGAGTTGTTGAATTAGTATTGAAAGAGATGATTGGAACATTTGAGGTTTCTACTATTTATCTTTCTAAAGTAATTGGAACATTTCAACGAGGTGAAACTATTACAGATGGAACTAATACATTTACTCTGGATGGTATGGTAACTGATTATACTATAATCAATGCAGGTAATGGATATACATCTAGTACAAATGTTCCAATTTCAGGTGGTGGTGCAGGTGCTGCTGGAGCTCAATTTCTTATTGATACTTTGACAACAGGTAGTGTAACAACTGCAACAATTGTATCTGGTGGAACTGGATATGCTATCGGTGATAAATTAACAATTAATAATACTGGTAAATTGGAACTAGATGGAAGAACTTGTAGTGTACTTGTAAAGACAGTAAATTCTGGTGTGATTACTGCTATTGAAATAGAACATGCTGGTTCTGGTTATAAATCAATTCCGACTATTACTGGTGGTGGTACTGGAACTGGTGCGAATATTACATTAAGTGGTGTAGGTATTGGTGGAGTCAAGACTTTAAAGTTAATTAATGGTGGTTTTCATTATCGTAGTGTACCTACTCTTGATTTTTCTGGTATTGGTGATGGAACTGCAACCGGCACAGCAATTATTAGTGGTTATGAAAATGAAGCTAATACAAGATGGATCGGTGATGATGGATTTATTTCAGCTGCTAATTATATTCAAGATAGTAAGTATTACCAAGCATTTTCCTATGAAATTAAATCTGGTAATACAATTGATAAGTGGAGAGAATATGTTAAACGATTAATACATCCTTCAGGTTTGGCATTGTGGGGTAGAACATTAATTACTGGATTACTAGATACAACATTAAAAGTCAAACCAGGTGAAGGAGATTTTCGTGATCCGTATGTTCATTACTGGCCGTATAAAGTTATTTTCCATGATGGTGATATTGTCCCGGCAGTAAGATTAAATAATCAGTTATATCAAAATTTACCTGAGTGGCCAACAGGTGGTGCATGGCCACATGATGGACAAGCCAATGGACCTGGTTTAGGACCTGGACATTCTGATTGGCATATCTATGAATTAGATTTACCAATTATTGTATTAACATCAGCAGAGTTTGATGATTGGTTATATGTTCAACAGCCGATGTTAACTAATGATGATTTTGGTTTGATTACAGATTTAGGTATATCATATGCAGCAGATTGGGGATTGGTTACTGGTGGTCTTGCTGGTTCATTAGTATTAGGACCTATGCGTAGACAATTAGACAGACAAAAGTTTAATAGAGAAGGTGGTTATTCAAAATCTAGTTATAAGGCAGGTGGTTCTGGATATACTTCTGGAACAATTTCTGTTACTCTTTCTGGTGGTGGTGGAACGGGTGCAGTTCTTGCTCCTATTCTTGGTTCAAATTTATCAGCTGAAGCACCATATACAATTACTGATGCTGTGATTGGATTTACAGTTACGAATGGTGGATCAGGATATACTTCTCCTCCAACGATTACAATTACAGATTCAGGTAGTGGAACTGGTGCATTAGCTAAAGCAATAACTGCTGGTTCTACAGGAAATGGACAACCAGTTACAGGCGGATATATACTTCAAGTATCTCACGATTCTAAAACACGATATGGTTCTACAGTCTATTCTACGACTCGGGAGGACTTAGGTTCTGGATATACTATTAATGATTTTAAAGATGAGGAGATTTCGTTATATGCTTTGAACTTTAATGAAAAGCAAAGAATAACTATGAATAGTGATATTACTCTTGTATAAATATAAGTAAAATGAGGTAATTTATGATTGAAAACTTTGTGAAGATATATGATAATGTGATAGATGAAAAATCATGTAAAGGATTAATTGAAAAATTTGAGTCATTACAGGATAAACACGAAATAGTTGATATAGAAGATAAAGAAGATAGAATATTATTTAATCAAATAGTATTAACTAATAATGAAGAATGGAAACCTGTTAATGATGAAATGATTAAATTATTTCAAGCTTATATTGAACAATATCAGAAAGAATGTAATATTAGTACAAAAATGTGGCCGGAAAAATATGGTTATGAAACTATAAGAATGAAGCGTTATTTTGCTAATGATTGTGACAGATTTGATTATCATGTTGATGTAAGGGATTATGAAACAGCTCGTAGATTTCTTGCTTTTTTCATCTATTTGAATGATGTTGAGGAGGGTGGAGAAACGGAGTTTTTGTTTGGTAAAGTAAAACCCAAGATGGGCCGATTGGTAATGTTTCCACCTATGTGGCCGTGGTTTCATGCAGGCCGAAAACCTGTATCTGGGACAAAATATTTTATACATTCATATTGTCATTATGTATGATTTTTGTATAAATATTATAAATAAACAGAATTTAAAAAAGGACTTTAGTTATGCCAGCTATTATAACAAACGCATTTAGAACCTATAACGCAGATAATTTTATTAGTGCGTTTGGGACAAATAAAGTATATTTAATGATCGGAAAGGCTGATGCTTGGTCTGGAGCTGATTTAAGACAATATACAGGCACACCGACTGATACTTCACTTCCTACTCCCATAGATACGACATCAGCACCTTTTGTTCATCATAATGATATGATAGCTGCCAAACTGATTAATACCTCTGATGTATCTCATGTTATTAAGAGAGTGGATTGGACATCTGGAATTGTATATGCAGAATATAGTCATCTTCAAGATGACCAAATTGACCAGACATTTTTTGTAATGACAGATCAGTATAATGTTTATAAGTGTATCAGTAATTATGGTGGAACAGCATCTACAGTTAAACCTACTGGACAAACTTCAGGTATTGTTGAAACAGCAGATAATTATCGTTGGAAATTTATGTATGAAGTTCAACAGGCAGATGTTTTAAAATATGTAACGACAGATTGGATTCCTGTGAAATATTTAACATCTGATGATGGTAATGCACAATGGGATGTTCAGCAAGCAGCTGTTGATGGTGCTTTGGAACATATAGATGTTACAACTGCTGGAACAGGATATGTAAATACTCATACAGGTACTGCACAAGCAGGTACGGCAACAACAATTCAACTTGCTCAAACAGCTTCTGGTACTGATGACATTTATAATGGAATGACAGTTTATATTTCTTCTGGAACAGGTGATGGACAAATAAAAACTATTACAGATTATGTTGGTTCAACAAAAACTGCAACAGTTTCTACATGGACAACGAATCCAGCTAATGATAGTGTTTATGAAGTAATGCCTGCTGTTGCAATTTCTCATGGATCAGAAACACCAGTACCAAGTACACTTGCAACAGCAAGATGTTCAAGTGTTGTTGGTGGTGCTATAAAGAAAATTTCTATGACTAATGTTGGTGCAGGTTATCGTTATGCAACAGCAACTCTTACGGGTGGTGGTGGATCGGGTGCAGTTCTTGAACCACGAATAGGTCCTAAGAATGGGCATGGTAAAAATGCAAAGTTAGAATTGGGTGGTGCTTATGTAATGATGAATATTCGTTTAGTTGGAACTGAAGGTGGTGACTTTACAGTAGGAGATGATTTTAGAAAAGTAATTTTAATTGCTAATCCACTTGCAAGTGGTTCGGCTGCAACATTATCTACATATTCTGGTGCAGAGTTAGATGATGATTCTGGTGAGATGATTTATGTAGAGTATCGTGCTCCAATCAATCGTGCATCTGACCAAACTGAAGATGTAAAACTGGTTGTTGAATTTTAATAAAGGTAAGAATAAATGGCATCCAATATAAATTTAGATTTAAATCAGAGTCCTTACTTTGAAGATTATGATGAAACTAAAAACTTTCATCAAGTTCTCTACAAACCTGCTGTTGCTGTTCAAGCTCGTGAACTCACACAGAGTCAAACAATATTAAGAAATCAAATTAAAAAGTTTGGGGATCATGTTTTTGAAAATGGTTCTAAAGTTACTGGTGGTGAACTAACTTTAAATTTAGATTATGAGTATGTAAAACTTCAAGCACAATATAATAGTGTTGATATTAATGTTGCAACTTTTGCTGGAAAGACTGTTATAGGAAGTCAATCTGGAACTAAAGCACTTGTAATAAATCAAACTGCTGTTGACGCAGTTACGGGTGATCCTAATACTATTTTTGTTAAGTATATAACGGGTGGTTCGACTACAACAAAAATTCAAGCTATTGCTGTTACTACACCGGGAAGTGGTTATCTTACTGCACCAGTAGTAACTATTACAGGTGGTGGTGGTTCAGGTGGTGCAGCTACGGCAGTTATTTCAAACGGATATGTTCTTCATATTAATGTTACTAATCAAGGTTCTGGTTATACTTCAACACCAACTGTTTCTATCACAGGTGGTAGTGGTTCAGGAGCAGTCGGTACAGCCACATTAGATACATCACCAGCATTTTTAGGTGGTGAAAGAATCTCTGCATCTGATTTAAGTATCTCTGCACTTGCAAAAGCTTCATCTCCGACAGGTAAGGGTAGTGCGGTATCTATTAATCTAGGTGTGTTTTATGTGAGTGGTAACTTTATAGATAAAGCAGAAGAAACAATAATTTTAGATAAGTACACAAATACTCCATCATATAAAGTTGGTGTTCAAGTTACTGCAAGTCTTGTTGCTTCAGGAGATGACACAACTTTGTTGGATAATGCACAAGGGTCATATAACTATGCGGCACCGGGTGCAGACAGATTGAAATTTGCATTAGCCTTAACTAAAAAGACACTTACTTCCATAGACGATACAGATTTTTATGAGTTGTTAAGAGTTAATGATGGTATTAAAGAAAAAGATGTTAAGATTCCTATCTATTCAGTTCTGGAAGAAACTTTCGCACGAAGAACATTTGATGAGTCTGGTAGTTATACTGTAAGAGCTTTTAATGTCCAATTAAAAGATGATCCGAATGATGCTACAAAATTTATTGTTCGATTAGACCCAGGTAAAGCATATGTTGAGGGATATGAATTTGAAACAATTATTTCGACAGATGTTATAGTTGATAAAGCAAGAGATTATATAAATGTAAATAATTTTGATAGATTAATGCAATATGGAAATTATATTGTTGTAAAAGATTATTTTGGTTTGTTTAATATTACGACACACACAACAGTTGATTTACATAATGTTGTCCATGCAAGTTTAACATTAACAAATCCGGGTACATATGCAGCAAGTAAAATTGGTACAGCAAAAGTAAGAGCAATTGATTATGTTTCTGGAACAGGTGCAACTCAAGTTATCAATATGTATCTCTATGATATTAATATGTCGAGTTCTGATTTTACTGCAATAGAATCTGTTATTGTTCCAGTTGATGCAGCTACAACTCCTGTTGTAGTTAGTGCTAAATCGAATATAGATGATTCTGGTAAAGTAGGTGCAGTAGCTGGTGGTGATGTGAACCTTTATGAAACGAATTTTAATACTTTAGTTTTTAAATTTCCTCAAGATACAATAAAAACGATTCGTGATGCAAGTAATGTTGTTGATACAAGTTATACTACTAAACGAGTATTTGAAAATGTTTCTTTTACTGGTGGTGCAGCAACAATTTCTACAGCTGGTGGAACAGAAACTTTTTTCGGAACAGGTGTATTAAGTGCTACGAATAAGAGAGAGTATTATACAACAACTGTTAAAACTGTTGGTAATTCTGGATTAGCTATTGGAGAACAAGTTGCATTTGATGGTGGTGGACAAACAATAACAGTTAACGGTCCTTCCAATACAACTATTACTTTTAATGATGGTACTGGTTCAGCAAATTTTTCAGCAGATATTATTGCAACAATTAATATTGATGGTAAATCAGAAAAAATTAAAGCACTTACCAAGAGTGAAGTATTAAATATTACAAGCCCAAATACTACTGTATTAAATTCTGATTCATTAACTAAATCAGATGTATATAAAATTCATGCAGTATATGATTCTGCTAATGGTAGTAATAATGCAACTCTACCTACCCTTACTGTTACAAGTGCTGCTGGTGCTTTAACAGCAGGTGAAACAATTACTGGTGGAACTTCAGGTGCCAAAGGAATCGTCATAGTAGGAGCCACAAATACAACTACTGTTACTTATGTTGTTGTGTCTGGAACTTTTGTTGCAGAAACAATTACAGGTGGAACGAGTAGTGTTACAAAGGCTGTTACATCAGTTGCAGCTGGTAGTACAGATATTACTAGTAGATATGAATTAGATACTGGTCAACGAGATAATTTTTACGATCATGGAAGTATAAAACTCAAAGCAGGTCAAACAGCACCGACAGGAAGAATTGGAATTGTATTCGATTTCTTTACTCACACGGGTGTTGGTTATCTTTCTACTGATTCTTATGCAGCAGTTGGTTATGATAATATTCCAACCTATACAAGTCCTGTTAGTGGTGTAAAAGTTGAATTAAGAGATTGTATTGATTTTAGACCACGACGGACAGATGGTGCAACGACAATACAAAACATTGAATTGCCTATTCCTAATACAAACTGGTCTGCTGATTATAGTTATTATCTTCCAAGAGTTGATACAGTTTATTTAAGTAAAGACAGAAAATTTGGAAGCAATACAGGTGTTTCTTCATTGGGAACAACTCCTCCAACCCGCTTGGATGGAACAATGGATTTATACACCATATATATTCCTGCTTATACTTTTAATGCTTCTGATGTTACTACAATGTATATCGAGAATAAACGATATACTATGAGAGATGTTGGTAGACTTGAAAAGAGAATACAGAATGTAGAATATTATACCAGTTTATCATTACTTGAATCAGCAGCAGAAGATTTAACTATTAAAGATGCAGCTGGTTTAGAAAGATTTAAAAATGGTATATTGGTAGATGGATTTTATGGTCATAGTGTTGGTAATGTGTTAAGTAATGATTATAAATGTGCTATTGATTTTAAACGAAATAATTTACGACCTTCTTTTGTTTCTCAATTAACTGATGTAATTTATGATTCTGCTTCATCTACTGGTGTTCAACAAACTGGTGATTTGATTACATTACCATATGTTAAAACTGCTGTAGTTAGTCAGACTGTTGCAAGTAAAGCAATTAATGTAAATCCGTTTGCAATATTGGCATGGGTTGGTGCAGTTGATTTAGTACCACCTAGTGATAATTGGATTGATACAACTACACGACCTGAAGTTGTTGTAAATATGTCAGGTGAAAATTCTGGTTGGGAAAATTTAGTTGGATTGGGATTTGGTTCTCAATGGGGTGATTGGCAAGATACATGGACAGGTAATGAAAAAGTATTATCATCTAATACAGTAAGAGAGTGGAGAAGTGGACCTTGGCCTTGGCTTAGATACACAACAACAGAGAAAGTTCAACAAGATGTACAGCAAACACGAAGAGGTATTCGTAGTGAAATTACTGGTGTTGATACTGTTCGGAATAGTATTGGTGATAGGATAGTTGATGTTTCAATTGTACCTTTTATTCGTTCAAGAACTTTGACTGTTTCTTGCACAGGTTTGAAACCAAATACAAGAGTGTATCCTCGTTTTGATGATACAGATGTTTCTGCATATTGTACACCGAGTGGTGGAAGTTTAGGTGGAAATATTTACACAGATGATGCAGGTACAATTACTGGATTAACTTTTGCAATTCCAAATACAGATACTTTACGATTTAGAACTGGGGAACGACAATTTTTATTGATTGATAATTCATCTGGTGATTTGGTAACAGCTGGAACATATGGAGAAACTATTTATCAAGCACAAGGATTATTGCAGGCAAAAGAAAATGTAATAGTATCAACAAGAGTACCACGAATCGAAAGAGGTGGTGTGGGTAGTGCAACTGATGTTAGAACTACTACTAAGATTTTTGATAGAGTTCATTCTACTGGTTGGTATGATCCTCTGGCAGAAACTTTTTTGATTGATCCAATTATATATCCTGATGGAGTTGCTATTACAGATGTTGACTTGTATTTTAAATCTAAAGATACAGATGGTTTACCAGTTAATATACAAATAAGAAATACAGTAAATGGTTATCCGGGTAAAACGATTGTTCCTCTTACTCAAGTAAGTAAACTTCCGGCAGATGTAAATGTTAGTGAAGATGCAACAACAGCAACAAATTTTGCTTTTCCTGGTGTAGTCCATTTAGCAGCTGGAGAATATGCTCTTGTTGTGTTGAGTAATAGTTTGAAATATGAAACATGGATTTCGGAGTTAGGTGAAAATATTGTTGGAACAAATAGAAAAGTTTCGGAACAACCTTATGCTGGTGTTCTATTTAAATCACAGAACTCAAGTACATGGACTGCCAATCAAAATCAAGATTTAACTTTTAAAATTAATAGAGCTAAATATACAATTGGTGCTACTGCTGATGCCGTATTTAAAGATGGTACTTCTGCAGCTGTTTATAAAGCAGATGTAATTCAAATTGTCCCAGAAGAAGTTAGAGTAGATGGAACTGCGATTCGTTGGAATATTAAAATGAGTGATGCAGGAACTGGTGTACTGGATACTGATTATTTTGGTATTGTTCAAAATACTAATTTTCAACTTGCTACACAAAGACAAATTAAAACGACTGCTGGAAGTTATATAGCAAAGGCATCTTTGTCATCAACAAGTGACCAAGTTAGTCCAATTATTGATACAGCAAGAAATAGTATTATTACAGTTGAAAATATTGTTAATAATACTTCTGCAAATGAAGCTGCAGCAGCTGGTGGAGATTCTTTGGCACGATATATAACACGGCGAGTAACTTTGAAAGATGGTTTTGATGCGACAGATTTAACTGCACATTTGTCTGTTAATCGTCAAGCAGGAACTTCTGTTAAAGTTTATTATAAAGTATTATCACAATTTGATCCTGATACTTTTGATAATAAACTTTGGACATTGATGAGTGAAACTTCAAATTCATATAGTGTTTCACGAAGTGAAGAAGAAGGTGAATATTTAGAATTAGAATTTAATCCTTCTGGTACAACTGCAAGTTATCAAGTTGGTGCAGTAACATATGGAAATTTTAAAACTTTTGCTATCAAGATTGTTATGAACTCTGCATCTACAACTAAAGTACCATTGATTAAAGATTTAAGAGTTATAGCATTGGCATGAGTGAACATAAATTTGTTAGAGATCATGTTTCCAATGCAGTATTAAATACTGATATAAGTGCATTGGAAAAATATAAGATAGAAAGAATAAGACGAGAACGAGAATATGATATTTTAAATAATTGTGTTGATGATATAAATATTCTTAAAGAAGATATGCAAGAAATAAAAAATCTTTTAATAAAGATGAGCGAGAACTAATATGGCAAAGAGAGTTCAAAGACGAAGAGGAACAACAGCAGAGCATGCTTCTTTTACCGGGTATGTTGGTGAATCAACTGTTGATACTACGAAGGATACAGTTGTAGTTCATGACGGTTCACAACTTGGTGGTTTTCCGTTAGCAAGAGAAGATTTATCTAATGTTACTTTAACAAATCTGATTGGTATTACAGAATTAAAACTTTCTGATGGTACAGCTAATCAAGTAATTCAAACTGATGGTTCTGGTACGATTAGTTTTGGTACGATTGATATAGCAGGTGCTACAATAGGAGCTGTTGGTGGTGATATTGAAGGTACTATTGCAAATGCACAGA